ACTTTTTCTAAAGTCTCAATTCTTGCCTGCAAGCTTTCAATATTGTTTATCGGCCATTATTTATTTTCCATCTCTTCAATCTGCGCTTTATATGCCGCTATAACTTCTGGTGTGTGAATGGCCTTCGCAAGCTCCTGAGTTCTTTCGTCTTGTCCGCTTGCATCATCCCCAGGACTTACAACGTGGCGATGGTATGATTTTGAAAGCTCTTTCCCATCTTCCATAATCCTTGTAATTTTCCGAATTTGTATGTGTCCTAATTCCGTAATACTGTGATCATATGATATTTGTTTTTTTAACATTTTTACCTCCTTAAACTGAATATGTAATGGTAAAGAAAATATCCGCGTTATCGTCTGTGAGATCAGATACAGTCACCCATTCTTCTGCCGCCGCTGATTTACTCCCTACAATTCGCACTGCACTAGTGGCATTTGTTATCTCTGCGGACACATATTCCGCAAATAACACCCTATCAATTCGCAGTGCTCCAAACGCTTTAAAAGAGCCGCACCCAAACGGAAGTCCCTGTATATAGAAAGTGTTTCCAGCATTTAGTCCTGTTATATCAATATTCTGGATACTTCCAGCAATCGTCACCATATTTCCAATTTTGGTATAAGTTCCGGTTCCTGTTGTGCTCGTATTCCCTCCGCTTACCGCATCTGCTGCTGTCAGTGTCCAGGTCCCCTCCTCGTAATCGTCCAGGGTGTTTACATTCGCACTTGGAGCTGCTGTAGCGGGGAATGCTATTTGACCACCAGTAAGATTAATGGTTGGAATAGTACTTATCACCCCTGTTTGGCTCTGCATCTGGAAATTGGTGCCGTCATAAACCAAAGTTACAATCTGGCCGGACTCGATGTCGCCGGTTTCCAGATCCTGGTCATGCATCTTTTTGATGGTTTTGGCACCCAGGGCGTTGACGTTGAGCGTGGCCGCGCCGGTGTTGGCGGTGTTGGCCTTGAAGTTTACTACCATGCCGTTGTAATAGGCCGCCGGGACCGGTGACAGGGTGATGACGTAAGTATCCGAGCCTTCAGCGTCGGCGGCATAGCGCATCCCATCCGATTTATAGCCTATATGGATCTCGCCGAAAAAGCGCAAATCTGCGATGCGGTCGATTGCGGCTGCGCCGGCGTCGATCATGGCGATGGGACAAAAATCTCCGGTGGGCACTGTGGTAGATATTACAACGGTGCCAGAGCTGTTTACATAGAGCCAGTTTTTAACGTTGGCCGTGCAGGATTCATTGCTGGCCCCTACAGTGCGTTTGGCATCGCCCACATCGGCCACGCCGGCGGCATAATCAACCTGGAGACCACCGCCGTCCGACGGGGCCAGACCGGACACAACAGAATTGCCCTGCTTTAACGCCGCTAAAAAGACTTCCAGAATCTGGACGTTTTCGTTTACCTCGTCGTCCCAGCCGGTGTCGCCTATAGCGGGTTGACGTAATTTGAATTGGTCTGAATATGTGTTTGCCATGACTTTCCCCTTTATGGATTCCCATTTTTCCGGGAATGACGGTTTGAATTATGATGATATCGTCAAAACCCATGTGAGTGTGAGTGCATCCCCGGCGCCTTTGTTTTTGACGGCAAATACGCTTCGACAAAGCATTTGCCCTGCGGCGGCATTATTAAATATCCCCGCCTCGGTAATGGCCCCTGTGCCGTCGCCTGCGGCCCAGTCGCCGATATATGTAACTATGTGGGCATTGGCACCGGAACCCTGTGTTGTTGAGGTCAGGGCATTTCTGTCAAGCTCGGTTTCCAGGGCCGTGTCTCCTGCCGCTGCCGCCGTGGTGCCGGTACCGATGGCTATGTGACTCATGGCGGCTTCGCCCTGGTCGGCCATCTGATCGGCAATATGGTATCTGCCGGTGTTGACCACCAGGTTCGGTATCCAGCCCGCGAATTTTACCTGGCCGGTCAATTCATTGCGCAGGAAAACATGAACCCTGCCGATGGGCTTTATTTTACAGAAAAGCTGCTTTGCCAGAACAGCAAGCGGGTTCTGGCGGTGTTTGACGATAAGGGCAAGCGCCCTTAGACAAAATATCAGTTTTTTAAAGAACAAACGAAGTATAGATGCAATCCGGCTCATTAGAGTTTCCTCCTTTTTTTCATTCACGGTAAATATCCTTTGTTGGTTTTGATTTTGATTTCGTCATTTTGCACGGCATAAAAAGGTTTTTGACATTTCGGGCATAGTATCGGATCGCCCGGTACCGGCGCCGGCATCCCCTCTATGGGCGCAAAGCAGCCGGAACAATCCTGCTCTCCTTTTACAATTTCCCGCCGCAGATAGTAAATATGCTCTCCGCAGGAGGCGCAGAATACCTTGCCGGCCGGCTTTAAATTGACGTTCAGCCTGTCACCTGCTTTGATTTTATCGATAATCCCAATCATAATATTATCTTCCAAATGGCGCCTGGCCGAATCCGCCGAATTTTGGACCGCCGAACCCGTCGCTGAAAAGAAGCTCGTCTGTTACTTTTACTTTTTCAGGATAGTCTCCGAATTCACTGCTTCCGAATGGCACCTGGCCGAATCCGTATGTTGCGCCTGAACGGTAACCGATATGTGTTGATATGGCCATGCTCAACACGTCCCATGCCTGCACCTCGTCGGGCTGCCGGTTAAAGTATTTATTGTAACCTCCGAATCCCACGACGCCGAAGCCACCACCGCCAAAGCCGTGGGTGCGCCATACGTCGAAATAATCGGCTATTTTGACCTCATCTTCCAGGGGCACGGTCATTGCAAATGCCAGGACGTCCGAGGCGGTTATTGTTTCGGAGATCTGTGGGTTGAAATCTGCTATTATGCTGAGGACGTCGCTAATATCAACTGTGTCGTTTTCAGCGACGTTCATTTCAACCGTTATATCGTCTATGACATGCACCATTTCGGCCAGGTCAAGATCAAATTCGAGGGTAAGGGATAGCTGATCCATCGCCTTGACCGTGTCCGATATTGTGCCCTCGATGAGAAAATACCGGATGCATTCCGCGATGATCCGGACGGCATTGATTCGTTTGGTTTTGCCTGATCCGAAAACACGATTTAGCGCCCTGCAGGCCATTCTCGCTTTTCGGATCTTGTATTGGTTGCTTGTTATTGTTACGATGTCCTCTTTTTCGATGTCGAATTGCGCAAGGTATGCCTCAAACTCGTAAAAAGTGCTGGGTGCGGCCAGCAGATCCAGGTAATAATCAACAAGGTCGGCCGCCATCGTCGCATCAGATACGCAGTCAAAAAGAAAATCTTCTCTTTTTTCGCATGTTCCGTGCTTTGTCACCGAGTCGGTATCAAGATCGTTAACGCTGTCTTTGTATGCGTTGGCGTCGGATTTGTCGGATGTCCAATCGCGCGCATAAAAAAGCTGAATGGTATTGACGATGTCGGAAACTCTCTGCCGCCGGGCTGATATTGTCTTGAGGCGCAGGTCAGAGGTGCTTAATTCTGCATCCACTGACCAATCGGTGGTCTTTTCCCGCAATGCAATTTTTGCTTTTCCCGCGTTCCAGAAAAAACGGCTTCGGCACTGGCGGGCAAGCTTTTTCTCTACTTCCCGGACGGTCAGATTTGCATCCAGAACGCCGTCGAATTGATAGCCCAGGGTAAGGTAGCGGTTTCCGGCTGTGCTGAAACCGGCGCTGTCAATATAGGCTGCCGGCAATCCTCCCCGGTGGCAGAGCAGATATTTCCTGACATGATCCGGTCTGGTGATTAGAGCATTTGGCGTGCCGGTATATGTACCGGATGCATCATCTATGAGACCGGCAACTTCCGCGGTGACGTCATCCGAAAATACGATCTCCTTTTTCCGGTATTCGACATCAAAAAAGGCGTGCAAAATATATACATTTTTACTTTCACCGCTGCCTAGATATTCAATTACTATATCCTTATTCGTAAACCAGTCCCAATCGAAATTGACATAGTCGGTCACATCAAACAGATTGACAATCGAGCGGGTGGCGGCCTCGCTTGCGGCGACTTCCACAGGCACATTGTCGGTTGCTAAATCATCGACGTCATCACTTTCCTTGTCACCACCTTCTGCGTTTGATCCTGAGGTGGAAATGCCTGCCGTTACACCTGTTTCCTTCGGGATAATCCCCGCATTAACTATAAACTCCAGTTTAAAACCTGTTTTTGACACGAAGATGTGGGCATTCATTACTCCGGTGCCATAAGTTCGAAACCTGATCATGACTTTTCCGTCACTTACTTTTCCCGGGCCGAATCCATATGTATGAGTTCCCTCTATACAAGTTTTTCTGCCGAACCAATTTGAACCGAACACCCCCAAATCGCCGTAAGCAGACATTTCAACCCTAAGAGAATCTCCAATTATCTTAACTGTAATTGACAATGTGTCCCATTCCTCCGGGCATCCTGCCGCCCATACCGTTATATACTCGCGGCCCTGAGCATTAACCTCATATGGACCATATAACAACCCAAAAGGTGTTGTATCATATGCGTATCGATCTATTACGGTCGTTAATCCCTCAGCTTCGTGAGTATGTGTGGGATCTTCCGTGGCGATGGTCGGGTCCGTAAAGGGGTGTGTATGCTCATCTCCTACATGATGCGAATGACCGTGATCGATGTCAACAGCTGCGTCAATATCTATAACGTCCGCAGGGTTTGGCCGTGACAGCCGCCCCAGCACGGCGATGCCTGTGATCGAAACTTCCACATAATCACTCAGAAAAACCGCGCTTTCCCAGTGTTCAACAGCAAGATATGCTTTTACAATTTCGCCCCTGTTGGGGTTTTCCGTAACCTGGCGGACAGACAGCTTTGGATTGTCCGGGTTGATTTTTGCGGCCGATGCGTTTGCGGCCGCATCATAGGCATAATGAGGCTGGTAAGCGGTATTTTCGTCATTTACCGCATCAAACTGCATCTCCAGAAAACGGGAGCCTTTGGCATATTGATTTGCATAGGGTTTTTCGGTAAATTCGATGCGTGCAGGGTCTGAATCGGGATATGCCGTATATATGCCGGCCGGTGCGGGTATGCCCGCAACTTTTACGTTACTTATAGAACTTACCGGCCCTTTTCCCGCCAAATAGGTGTAGTCGTCAATTACCTCGGTGATCTGGTCGCCGTCGAGGTGCTCGGTCGCTTCTGTGGGATAACAACCTCTGACCGCAACATTAAAGGCGCTCGAAGTTCGGCTTGTATAATTCATCTTTTCTTCCCCGATCTGGACGTATCCCGACGTTGAAAAATCGAGGTCGTTTAAATTTTCGTGCGCTGTGATGGTTGGCGTCCCGGATAGAATCGAGCCGTTCAGGGTGGCTATAGGGGTTGTTTTCGCGCAAACGGTTTTGATTTCGCCGGGAGAGCCGATAATAAGATCGATGCCCTTTCCGATATCTTCGGTCTTTGCGGTTGGCCAGTCATCCGTGTTGAGCAAATCGCCGATGGGGTTGTCATAACGTATGCCCAGGGACAAAAGATCGAGTCTGAGAAGATGGCTGGCTTCGTTAAATTCTATGGGATCCTGCACGACAAAAGTGTCTATCAGGGCTTTGTCGTTATCCGACAGCCCCAAAAACCACTGGTAAATATCCACCAGGACGTCCTCGGGATCTTCTTTTAAAAAATAATCACAAAAGGGAGTGGTCCCGCCGTTCCACAGGGTGAGTGTAAGCTGCCGGATCTCGGACGCGTTCTGATCGGCGGGATCCCCGCCGGCCATATCGACCAGCTCGCCCCAGTCTTCCACCAGGGCCGAATATTCGTTTGATAGACCGTCGGCTGCGCCCAGAGGCTGATCCGACACATAGACTTCCCCGGCCTCGATAAAATGAAACACCGCAAGCTGCCTTGGGCTGCGTGTGGCCGCGTTTTTTGCCGTGATAAAGGCTGATGCCAGGTCCGTTCTCATTTATACGACCTCCAAAAGCAGTTCACCGGAAAAGCGCTGATGATATGTTTCCTGAAAATCTATCGGATTTGTAAGCATGACCACGGTCATGGTGTTTTCGTCCTCATCGTGATAAGTGAAAGAATTTTTAGCGCCGTCGCAAATAACATCGTTCCAGTTTATTAGGCCGTCATAATCGGCCTGTGGCAGGTTCTTGAATTGCAGGCGACGGGTGTGCACATCGATGCCGAGATCTTCCACCTGCAGGCTGCCCCCGGCGGTGCGGTCAGTGACCTGTATTTTCGCGTGGGGCTTGCTGACCGGATATAAAAGCCCCCTGGAAAATTGCAGCGTATCTCCGCCTAATACGAATTTAGGATTTGCCATCCCTACCCTCTTAGCTTTTGCCGTTCCTGCTCTGCGACTATATTCGCGATATCGCTGCGTGATAATTTCTGGCTTATATGCAGGTTGACGCTTCGGCTTCCTTCGTTGACGATCGATTGGTTTTCGGTTACGACACTCTCCTGGCCTGCCTGTGATTCCAATCCGGTATTTGATTGCTGAGAAACACTTCCGGCGTTCATGGCGGGCTCAAGTGTGGGAATGGCCATCGATCTCTTTAGGGCGTTGATCTTTTCAGCTATTCGATCGAGCGCCGGACTGGCCTGGTCGTAAAGGGAAAACGTCACGCCGATATTCGAACCGTCCAGGTCGGCTATTTTAATACCGATGCCGTCCAGGATAGAGAGGGATTCATTCTCCATCGATTGAAATTCGGAAACCAGGACCTGGGATTTTGCCTGCATGGTGTCCATGTATTCAGCTGCCGCGTCCTCGCCTTTTTCCCATGCCTCCTCGGCCATCTTGCCGAACTGGTCATACAAATATTCGTTTATTTTGTTTATATCTACCCCGGTCTTTTCCCATTTTGAAACTTTTTTAATTAAATCACTGGCCTCGCTTGCGTAATAAGCCTCCGCATCGATATTCGCCTCTTTATACATTGCCTCGACGGCGGCTTTTCGAAGATCCGCGGCTTCTTTTTCCGCGTTAACTATTTTTTTTGTCTGATCGGCGAACTTTTTGGCGGCTTTGGTCTGTTCTTTAACCGCTTGCGTTGTATCCTGGACGCTCTTTTTGTATTTTGTTTGAGAAGCGGTTGCTTTTTCGCCGGATGCAAAAGCGTCTTTAAATGCCTGATCTGATTTTTCTGCCAGATCCCACATTGAATTGTATGCAGCCTCGGCCTGTATCCGCCAGTAATCGGCCGCGCCGTTTAATCCCGGTATAAGATCCATTAATTTCCCGGTATTTTGAAGCAGACTAAATATTTCATAACTTATTTTCATAACCAATGACCCTGCCGCATTTGCCGTCCCTTCTAAAAATTGAAATAAACGGATCCCGAAGTCCCCGAGACCAACCTTGATATTTTCTACAGATGCATTGAATCTTTCTAATTTATCACTCACCGTATCCGTCTGTTTGCCCAGACGTTTCATTAGATCTTCGCCTGCTTTAAGGGTGGCATTCATGAATGCCTGTTTTTTATCCGCATCTGTAAGCTGAGAAGCAACCTTTCCTGTAACAGCGGCATATTTTTCATTTGCCTTTTCAACACTAACGATGATACCCAGGTTGTCGAGGATCATCCTGCTCTGGCGGGCGACGGCAAGAGAGATATCTCCAAAAGCCTTTGTCACGGTCTGACCGGTCTGTCTTGCCGTGACCCTTGCGATTTCCATGAGCTTTGTGATCTTATCCGGAGCGATTCCCATCATCATGGCCGTTCCGGCGGTGCGGACAAGAGTCATGGTGTCGATGGTTTGGCCTGATACGCGCTTTAACGTAGCTATAATTTTGTCGCCGCTGGTGCCGTAAGAAGCGGCCATGTTGTTAAAGGCTTTACGCTCCTGTCTGGCCTTTGCGGCCGTTTGCATCATACCCCATGCCTTACTTACGGCATAGATAGCGCCGGTAATCTTAAGAAATGCACCGGTTAATTTTGCTATTCGCTGGTGCCACCTGGCTGTAGCCGTTGCCGAGGCCATGTCCACGCGCTTGATTTCCTTGACGGCTTCAGATCCAAATCTTTTGACCTTTACAGTCCCTTTGTCATCTACTATGAGGTCTATTTTTATGGGTGTTGGCATAATGTTCTTTGATTATCCTGTGTGCGGCCAATATCTTTTTTTGATATTTTCCGTGATGTCTTTTTGTTATTCTGTGCGATTCAAGGGCCATCTCCAGCCCTTTGAAATCAAGCTGATCCCAGGAGCAAGAAAGTTCGTACAGCTCCAGGATTTTTTGATTTTCCTCTGATATTTTGAGGTATTCGCAGGTTTCGCAATCCGGCTGCTGTCCGTCCGTTTCAAGATTTTCCATGCATTGTTTACAATTAACATTTGGAAAATCAAGCCTGAAACAGACGGACTCTATCAGTTTTTTTCCGATTCCCTTTCCCGTTCCTGGTTGAAAAACTCAATATCTATGCATTTCTGTTTTATCCAGGCTGAAAAAGGCGGGGAATGAATCATCAAGAGCAGCCTGGAAAGCGGATCGCAGGCTATTTCACCTTTATATTTTTTGATCTGCCTGAAGTTTCTCAGCAAAACCAATTTCCGCAAATCCTCGACATATAGCCCTTTCCAATCGACAATCACCCACTCGTTGAAATGTTTCAAATATATTTCCTGGTCTATGACAACCCTGCGTTCAAAAGTGGCTTCGTTCCATTCGATTTTTTGGGCTTTTTCGCTGAACTCCTGATTTTTATCCGCAAGCGGACGGATCAATACCTGAAAAGTGTCCGATTCAGGGTGTGCAACCCAGACAGGATCCTGGTCCTGGCGGGTGTCGATCATGTCTTGTAGATTCATTTAACCTCCGTCATCTGTCGTCCGTCGTCTGTCGTTCGATTTACGCCAGCGGATCGGTTGAGCGGGTATTTTGCACATCGATCTGGAACGGCTTTGTGATGCCCGACATCCCCGTTGGGGCGCTATTCGTTCCCAGCAGTTTCAGGGTCAGGCCGGCCGGAATCTTGCCCGGTCCTGATATGGCCGCTTCCGGGTTGTCCACTTTCAGGTTCGGCATGGTCAGTTTGAATTCGTAGTAACAGGAGCTTTCTATCAGGCTGCCTTTAAAATAGATCTCCATTTTCTTACGCGTAAACGCATCCCAGTCCGTAAAAAACGTGTGGTTGGCATCATTGTACCTGGGAAAATCGAGCTTCAGCGTGGGCACCGGAAAACCGTCGTCAGCCGGCTCATCGATATCCTCGTTGCCGCCCACGTAATCCTGCGATATGGGCCGGTCAAACGAAAGCTCAAACCCGCTCGGATAGATTTTGTCGCCGTCGCCCACAGCGGCGCCGGACTCGTCGTTGATCTTGAACGTGGTCAAATTGTTCATAATGACGCGGTTGCCCCTGTCCGGGTAGGTTATATTGGCCATCGTGGTGTAGGTATTGATGGTCGAAGCCAGCTCCAGCAGGTTGGCAATGCCGTCCAGAGATAATATCACCGGTGCGTTCATGGACCCGGCCAGCTTAAAACCCTTTAGCTTGACGCTCGGGTATTCATGCACCTTGTCGGACTTTTTCAGCATGGCCAGCGTGGCAAACAGACCGGTCAGATTGGTTGCCATCACATAACTATTGGAATAGGCCGTAGTGTCCAGCAGAGTCGGTGCGCCGGCAGTGCCCATGATCAGCGCCAGGGCCACGTCTAACCCCTCGTAACGCATGTAAGCTTCCAGGCCGCCGCCTGCCTCGAGTTTGCCTTTGTCGGTCCGCTGGATAAATGCCAGTCCTGCGGAGTCGTCTTCCAGGTGCTCGCGCGTGCCCTTGAACGTCTCAGACAAAATCAATATGCCGTCGTTCGCGCCGCAAGGGTGGGCATAGCGCCATACCACATCGTTGACCACCGGGTCGGCCTGGACCGCGGTGTGTGCGTATGTCAAGTTTTCGTGCATCGTTAAGGAGACGGCGGCTTGAATACTCGCAATCACCCCGTACTCCTCCCTGGCGGTTCCGGCGCCGATTTTGGCCGTTTCGCCGACTGCAAAATTAGTGGTGGCGGCAACGCTTAGCACTTTCTGATCAGCGGCCGTATCAGAGTCCACGGTTGTAGAGCCGGCAGCGGCCTTATTTGCTTTTTTGAGCCCGACCAGGATTTCCCTGCCGGTTAATGGATTTCCCATGTTTTACCTCCTTTTTCTTCTTTGCTTCTTTTAGACACCCGCCGATGTATTTTTTTGCTACGTCTGTCGGCAGCTCGAACACCTTGTCCTTGATCAGCTTGCCCAGCTCCGGATGATAGGTTTTCGGTCCGGGCCCGGGATAAAAAACTTTCATATCGTCCTCCCTTGATTTATTGATCGAATCTTTCGTATCTCATTGCAAGGCGCTTTGTCTGGATATTTTCATCCTCGAACTCTATAAGCCCGCTACCTTCTTCCGACACAGGCACGGCAACATCCACCGTGCTGTCCAGAAAGTTGCTCGTTAGCGATGTCTTTATGTCCTGGATAATCTCGATCACACCTTTTATGTCGGAGTCATTCCCCACTATGGACTCTTCCAGGTTTTCCGTAAGCGGCAAATATGCGACAATATGTACCCTGAGTTCGTCGCTTTCCTGGTTGGCGGTTTCAATGGCGTATGTGATTGCGCCGTCCTTTAAACCTATGGCCGGAAAGCCTACCGTTGCCGGCGGTCTCCAGTCATCGTTTTCAATGATAAATATATCGCTGTTCTGGACGTAGGAAAGGTTGTCGTCGTTTTGAAGCCTCGCTCTTATCTTTGTTAACAGTTGCTTCATATCCGCTCACCCGCCATTTTGCGCTCAAAATTTCTAATAATGTTAATTCTTGCCTGGGCTTTATTGGCCCTCCAGAACGGGTCTATGATGGGGCTTGCCGGAATCCTGAACCTGGTCGTACTTTTTTTGATGAAAAAATACTTTCTGTATTTGGAGCGTTTTGACATCGCGGCGCCTATAGACGCCAGTAATCGCCTTTTTGACTTTGTAGCCGGTATGGAGAAACCTTCCTGTTGTTTTTGCATTATACGAATCCAGCTTTTTGACAGATTCCCGACAAATCCGATCGAAACTCTTGTTGTTTTGCCCAATATTTTTGTTTTATATCTTATCGGCGGAATCCCTTTGAGATACCGGCTTGCCTTTTGGGTGCTGTATAGTTTCGTAAACCGCTTTCTTGCGGGGACCCGCCCGCGTGAAACAGAAGCTCCTGAAGTTTTTCTTGCAATAGCGGTGAGCGGTTGAAAGGGCTGCCCACCCGGAGCGCCGGCTTTAACCTCCAGAATCATCTTATTCATCAACCGGAAGCCTTCGACCTTTGCGGCTGTTTGATGGGCCTTTCTGACTCTGTTGGCTTCCTTGCTTGCCCATCTCTCCAGTTCTTTTGCGTTTTTATGTATGAGCTTTAACACGACTATTGCCGTCTTGCAGATCTGGTTATTAGCAGTTCCCAGCATCCATTCGGTTTCGGCCCTTCCAAATTTTCTATGACATACCAGGTTTCCGAATCGATCGTTAATGTATCTCCCCTCACGTTTGGGGCTGCAACATCACTTTCACGGACAAGAATAATCATTTCATCCTGGGGAGAGGCCGGGTCCTGCAAAGATTCATCCGAAACCTCGATGATAATGTTAATGCTGTATCCGGCTTCGCCTGAAGGGGTATAGGTGACCTCGTCGGCAAACTCTTCCGAATTATAAAAAACGGCCAGATCTGATGTTAATTGAGTTTTAAACGACATAGTTGATTGTAGATTGCAGATTTAATTTGATTTCAGATTGCAGGTTGTAGATTTTCTTCAATCTGAAATCATAAATCATAAATCTGAAATTTTATTTATTCATTTGTTTTTGATTTTTTGGCTTCAGCTTCCTCTGCCTCTGCCTTTTTTTTGGCCTCCGCTTTTGCTTTCTCGACATCTGCCTTTTTTTTGGCCTCTGCTTCAGCTTTCTCGGCCTCCGCTTTTGCTTTCTCGACCTCTGCCTTTTTTTTGGCCTCTGCTTTTGCTTTCGCTCCGGCTTCTTCCAGTATATACCCAAGACCTTTAGGGAGCTTGCTCAGTTTGATCTTTTCCCCGGCTTTGAACTGCACCGGCTTAATGATTTTATATAGGCCCTTTCGGACCCTCTTTAATTTGTCGGTGCGAACGGCTGCCTGTTTGTCGGATAGACCGATTTCACCGGTAAAAAGTTCTACTGTGTTTGTTGTGATATATTCCATTTGGCAACTCCTTTTGTTCTCTCGCAAAGGCGCAAAGACGCAAAGGTAATGCGAGAGAACTTATCGTTAATCCTATAT